CGCCTTCTGCGCAGATGTTGAAGACTTCAACGCTGACGTGTACTTCTCAAGATTCTGTTTAGTGTCATCCACCGTCTTAGCCACACCACCTGAAGACTTCTTGACGTTGTCCAAAGAACCTGCAAACATATCGGCTGCTTCTTTCGCTTTCGGTAGAACCTTCTGACCGATACTGTCAGTCTGGTCAACGAACTTTGAAAGAGTGTTGCCGGACAGATTCAATGCAGCTCGCGCGTTTGAGACTGAGTTACGGAACCCGTCAAAGGTTCTGCTGATCTGTTCAGTTCGGTTGATGAGTTGTTGCTCAATGGTGATGATTCCATCGCCACCCACGATTGCGTTTCCGAATGCTCGAAGAAAGTCAACACCTGCAGCGAGCGGTCCGATCAGATCAACAAAGCTCTTTTGCAGTTCGTAAAAACTAAGTATCAGTGCTTCAACTCTGTCAAGAACAGAGAAGGTCATCTGTCCAAATGCAGCACCAAAGTATGCGACTGCACCCGATAGTCCTTTTTCTCTAAAGCCGTCAACCGCAGCCTTCAAAGCTGGCAACACATTGTTTGTTAAGAATGCAACGAACTTCTCGGCGACCGGCAGAAGTGCGAAGCCGATCTCCTCAACCACTTCACCAAGACCTGTTTTAAGAATCTTTACTCGGCCAGAGAATGTGTCGGCTGCGGTTGCGGCTGCACCACCGAATTGTGTTTGCAAAGTTGTGAGGATTGCACCGAAGTCTTTTGACTTCTTTGCGCCTTCATCCAACGGAATGCCGAGTCGAGTGAGGGCACCGATCTGCCCTGTCGCCGCACGTCCGAGACCCAAAGTCACGGCCTCCAAATCGCGCCCAGTTGCCGCGCTGATGTCAAGCGCAAGTGTGAACAGCGATTGCGCTTTCTCCACATCGTTTGTTGCGCGAACAAGATTGCCGAACGCTGGTCGAAGTTCATCGTCGGCAATACCAGTTGCCAACATCGCCTTCTCAATAAACAACTCTGTCGCCGATACTTGTGCCAAGGTCGCGTCAGCGGACTTGATTAACTGGTCGGCGAGAAGTTTCTGTGACTTCTCATCGGCTGCTGCTGCTGCGACCGCAGCTGCTGCTGCACCAGCCACCGCGGTCAATCCACCGAGCGCAATGAATGCACCCTTCTTTACGAAGTCAAATGCGCCACCTAATGCGGCACCAATCTTGCCGACCTTCTCTAAAGAGTCTTGACCTTCACGCGCAAGTTTCTTGAACGCCGTGACAGCACCATCGGCATTGCCGAGAATCTTTACAACGAATGTGCGTTCACCTGCCATGGTGAAGCAATTCTACTCAGTTAGCAGCCATCCGTTTGCGAAGCTCAGCCCACTCGCGTTGCATGTCTTTGTGAATCTCTGACTGTGTCATGCCGTCATATTGCGACATATCAATCGGTGCATCCCACCACTTTGGATCAAGAACGCATCGCATCGGATTACCGCGACGCGGTTGACGAGTCGAGCGAATGTTTGGTGTGTTGAATCGGCGTGTCGGTGCAGCGATGTCTGTGATGGTTGGATCAAGGAATCGCCAACCTGAATGATGTGTGCGAAACTGCTGACCTGCTTCGTGCTGTGGCAGATAGAAGATACGGGCAGGGTCTTTGGTTGCTGGGTCGCCTTTGAGACGAAGACGCTCATGTGTCTCGTACCAAACTTCTTCCCAACTCTGCACCGGCACAGCCTGCTCAAACGGGATGACAACGTGCCAGTGCGGATTGTCTTCACGATGCGACCAGGTCGTGTATGCGAAGTGTATATACGATCCGATATCTGCTTGCTCGAATGCTTCACCGTCAAGGTCGGCAACCAACGCCCAGATGTGCGACACGTTTGCGTTGCCACGGGTCGTGTGTTCACGGTAGGTGACTGGCGAATATAACTTGCCGTCAGACTTCTGTTCACGTTCTTGATGGTTGCCGAGGATTGTGGCGAACTCCATCCAAGATGTTGCGATGGTCTTTGGGTAGACGGACTTGACCGATGAGAACCCGACGACTTCAAACATTGTGCAGAACCTCCGACTATCAGGATAGCGAATCCTCAGCGGATTGCAAGTATCAAAGACCTAGTTCCTTGACCACTTTGTCTATGCCTTCTAAGTATTCTTTGGCGATCTGGTTCTTGCGTTTGCGGACGGTGGGCCAGAAGAAGTATCCAGACTGACCGCGATGGCGTAAGAACTGCTTGGTCTTAGGTGTCAATCCACCACCAAACTCCGCACCGAAGAACACATCTCGGCGAGTCACCTTTGTTTTGCGTCTGCTGTTCGGACGCGACTTAGATACGAATGATTCATTGCCACGCAACTTGATTGTCGGGATGCGATCATTAGATGCCCGTAATCCTTTGGCAACCTGTATCGCTTGGCTTGCTCGACTGACCGTACCTGCTGTGACTCTGACTTCGGTTGACAGATCTTTGGCGATTGTGTAGGCGACTTTGCGCAGCTCTTTGCTGAACTCGTAACTGGCTCGATCAAACTTGCGCAGAGTTTCGTACAGGTCTTTGATGATGACTGTGTTGGCAAGGACTGCTGCTTGACCGGCACTGCCGATTGTTGCACCTGTGTCACCTGGCAGGTTCGGGAATGCTGAGAACTTATTACCTGTAAAGGCCATCATTGAATCCTTTGGTTCGGGTTCATCTTGACACTCTTCCAGCGCAGATAGCCGAGCATCGTGTACAGCATTCTAGGTGACTCTTGCAGAAGTAAAGATGGAGCGATGTGAGTTTCACACGCTAGGTATGCGATCAGCCAGTGGGCTGAGGATTCTCCAAAGGGTTGATCGCCGAAGATTCGGCACCAACCTCCACGCTCTCGACTGTTTCAATCCATTCTTCAAACTTCATCGCGGTCTTCTTCGTGCGCTTCTGCGAATGCCAAGCCAACCATGCAAGGTCGGTCAACTTCAGTTCTGTTTGGAAATTTGCAACGGAACGATTCTTCTCTGTTTCGAATGCGATGAAGTCGGCGAACTGTGCGGTCGCTTTCACGGTGACGTTGTCAAGCGTCGTGACTTCTAGGTTGATCTTCATTCTTACCTCCTGATTGTTTTATTAAGAACTATGCAACTGCTTTTGTGATCGTTCCGCTGATTGGCCAAGTGACATCGGCTGTGTTCAATTCACCGACAGCACCGTTGACTGGTGTCCATTCGGTGCAAAGAACCGAGAACGTGTAGGACGGGTTTGCGGTTGATACTGCGGCGGTGCCTGCTTTGATAACCATTGTGACAGCAGTTGAACCGATCAATGGGAAGATCAATCCATCAATCGCGTTGTAGTCGTTGTGCATAGACAGAGTGACCGAATTGTCTATCAATCCTGAGACTCGAGTGACTGCGCCACCTGAACCGAAGTTAGTTGTTGGTACCTCTGCAGCAGAAGTCGAGATTGTAATTGCTGCCACGCTTGAACTTATATCTTGTCCGTTGAGCGAGACTGTTGAGTTTGTGAGAACTAACTTTGCCATGATTATTTATCTCCTGCCGTGTCGGCTTTCGAGGTTGATTTATCCGCTACCGGAATAATGCTACCCGATTGCAGTAGAGAGTCTAGATGATCAACATCTGCGCCATCAATAGTGGCTGGATATTGTTTGTCTAAGACCGTGAAGCCTTGAACCACCTGGAACTTTGCCATGGGCTAAGCGTACACGACGACACGAAAGTCAACCGTGAGGTAGGTTGTGTCGTTCGCGTCAACGGTTGAGATGTTGGATGCCTCTTCGACGATCAAGGTTTGTGCATACCCGCCGAGTGATGTGTCGGCTTCAATCGCTGCGCGAATCCCGCTGTCATAAGACAGATAAGTGTCCATCAAGTTCTGTGCGGTGCGTTCAGCAGCACGACCAACAATCACACTGACCGTGAACACATGTGTGACTAAGCCTGCCCGCATCGCACCGTGGTAGGTGATTGATTCAAGTGTCGGCCATGCGATACCGCCGAGCGACGGATTGACCTGGTCGGGTTGCTGTGCGAATGCGCGAAGGTTTGCGATCGTGGCAAGACGTGTTTGTAGTCCTGTTTTGAGTTCGGTGACTGTTGCGGTCATGCGAACATTCGCATTCGGCGATATGGCTCGACAAGTTGTGCGACGTCTGGGTCAAGTGCGCGTGTCACTCGTATCGCACCCAAGTCTCCGAAGCCGGCAACGCCGAGCGGTGAATCGTAACGCT